CCCGGGCGATAGCTCGCTTGAAAGCGCCGCTCGCGATCCTTTCAATAAAAGTAACGCCTCTTTCATTAAGCGGCTTTGAGTTCCTTTCGACTGCGTTAACGTAGCCCTCGACCGTTACCGAGTCTTGTCTTAACTTAATTATCATTCTCGTTTGCCTCCTTTTTGTTAGATAAAGCGGGCTTATTCTTTACGCCTTTATAGCCCTTTCGCTTTATCTTTAGGAAAGAAGTTTGCTCTTTTATTCTCTTTTCTCTATCGCTTGCGTTAGTCATTGTCTGCCGTCCTCTCTATAACGTGGACTACTGCCTTTTTAGTTCCGTTATCAAGTGTTTGAGTATCGACGCGCGTAACCGTCCATTTTGTATCACTGCGAGCTAATACTTCGCTCTCGTCGCCGTGAATTGAGTAACGAGCGACCGCCGAGCTTGTAGCGTTCTTATCACAAATTAACATAACACTATCTACATTATCGTTGCCCGCGTGAGCAAAGCGACGAGCTACCTCCTCGTTAGTCGTCCAAGAAGTATTTTTTCCATTAGAGCCGATAATTGAGCCCTTTTCGATTCCGTCCATAAAAGCGTTATACTCCGCTTGTGTGTCAAAACTCAAGCCTCTTTGTATAACGCCGTCGTAAGTCGGAGTTATATCTACAAAGTTGTCGACATCCTCAGTCTTTGCCAAGTCCCAACGTTCACCAAACCATTGTTCCGCCTCATTAAACATAGAGTCTATTTCATCATCAGACATACCATTAGCTCGAGCCGTATCTCTTAACTCGTTGTTCATATTCTCGCGCGGGATAGTCTCAAAGTCTACTTTGTTATCGGTGACTTTTTCGCCCTTTATAGTGACGTCGCCGTTTTCCCTTAACGTCTCTATATAGTCGTTTTTGTAGTCCTCGAGCGTTCCGTTTTTCATAGCCGTTACGAGCTCGTCTCTATCATACATTCCCGTTTTATTGAGTTCCGCTCCGAGCTTGCCGCCGCTTAACTCGTCGAGTCTTTTCTTCTCATTATCGGCAAACTCATTTTTTTTCGAGCTTGAGCCGCCGCTTGCAGTTTTACCGCTATTAGCTCCGCCGCCCGTTGAGCCGCCGCTCCCGGTTGTAAATCTGCCGTCTTTGCCGTGATTGTGATTATATCGGAGCTCGTCGTCTCTCTCTGAGCCGTTGTCGTTGTCGATAATAGACTCCTCCTCAAGAGTCTTTAGCTCGCTCTGAGTATCTGTATTCGGCGTGTAGTAAGTATGAGTATTAACATCGTAGAGAGCCGCGCCGAGTCCTAAGTCGACAACGTCTAAGCCCTCGATCTCGTTCATATTCTCGGCTTGTCTCATTTCGTTTTTAGTCATAAAGCCGCACTCTTTCGCGATTCTATAAACCTCGAATCTTTCCTTGATATTAGCTCTGATAATTTCCTTGACGTCAAACTCAAAAAACTTTTTGCCTTTCTCTTTCTCAAGCAGTAAGTCTCTATTGAGAGCAGTCTCGAAAGCCTTAACAATAGGATAGATCGCAAACTTAAACGTATTATAAAAGTCCGGGTAAATATGAAAGATTTTATCAATCTGATTTCCGAGCGTATCGATAGACTCGTTTAACTGCATCTCGACCGACGTGTTAGTCGATTCCTTGAAGTCTAAGCCGTTATTTAATACAACGACGTTCTCCTCGTTATTGCCGTAGAGATTGCGCCAAGCCGCTTTGAGAGCGGCGATCTCGTCTTTTCCGAGTCGTCTCTCAGACTTGAGAAAGCCTTTCTTGTTGCCGCCTCGCTTTACAAGTCCTAACTGATAGAGTTGTGTTTGATAAGCGACCTGCAAAGCCGCCGATAGTTCCTCGATTATGCCTTGCCCCCAAGCTCCGTTTTTGGTATTCCTCAAGAGCTTGATAAACTCAAAGGGCTTGTAGATCCCGTCCTCGACGTAGATTCTATAAGCCTTTCTTATAGGCTCGAAGTTGTAATCAATAACGACATAGTTCTCCTCGACATAGTAAAGCCCGGTAAACTCATTACGATATTTTTCTATATAGGCATAGCCGCCCTTGCCGAGTAGATAGTCCTCGACCATAGCTTTCTTGAATTGATAAGCGTCGAGAGTGTCGCCCGTGTCGCTATTAAGTAAAGCGATCCTTGAATCTTTCTCTACCTCGGAGACGATGCCGTTAGTGTCTTTCTTGTAAAGCTTAACCGGCATAGACGCAATAGCAGATGCTATAAAGTCTACGTCGCCGCTAACGCCCGGGATAGAGAGAGCTTGCTCGCGAGTTAGGCTCTCGCCGTTCATTATCGAAGTTAAGAGAATATCGGAGAGCGTGTCGCCCTCGCCGAGAATTTGCTCTCGGTTGTCTGCCTCAGCCTCTCGGCGACGGAAAAAGCGAAAAGCCATATACAAAAACTCCTTATATTTTCATAGTCTTTCATTTGCTTTCATATGAAAGACAAAGTGTTTTCATATTCTTTCACTTTCTAAAATAACTTATATCACTTGAAAAGTAAAGCCTCCGCCCTCGTTAAAGTAATAATCTTGTTGTAACAAATACATAGCGTCTATCGTACTAACAACCATATCTATTTTACCCGTCGATTTTTTCTTATTGACATATAGATTCTTGTTCGTGTCGTAAGTACAACGAGCATTAAGAAAGTTAATCTCATAGAGCGGATTAGCAGTATAGATAAACTCTTTAGAGAGTATTTTCTCCTTGAGTAGCTTTGTCGGCGGGTGAAGTATGCTCGAGTGTTGCCTAACTTCGACGCAAGTCAAGCCCTTGTCCGTAAGCTTTTGAGCAGTAGAGAGCGCGTTCCAACGGTCATAACCGACGGCTTGAATCTGCACGCCGAGCCTTTTCTCAAGTGATAAGATAAAGTCCTCAACGACTTTATAATCAATTACTTTATCTCCGCAAGCTATAACTTTTCCCGTCTTGATAAGTTCTCGATAGCGGACTCGCTCAGTTGCCTCTTTCTCCTCTATACGCCCCTCGGGTATAAACGCCCAAGAGTCGGCTAATATATTGTTGTCCTCATCAACTGAGAGCATCGAGACGGAGGTATTATCTCCGCTCTCTGATAAGTCGAGCCCCAAGTAAACGACTCTCCCCTCCCAAGAGATCGCCGTTTTTCTGCACTCTTGAACGGCATCAAGAGAGATATAAGTCTCCGTTCCCGCGCCGGAGTAGATGATATTGCAATGCTTTGTAACAAAGTTCTCTCGAGCCGACTCTTGAGCGATCGCCTTAGCTCTTTTCTTGAGCAAGTCCTGCCATATCTCGGGAGAATCAAGAGCGACGGGATTTGCTTGTTTTAAGACGAGATCGTTCGTCGCCCAATGCTTTTTATCGTCGGGCTCATAGAGTAGCGAAAAGATAGCCTCATCTTTGACGATGCCGTCTAATACCTTTTTCGCATAAGATACCTCATCCTCAAACGGATTATTTATCGTCTGATATTTCGTCGAGATTATAAAGCCGAGCTTATTCAATATATTAAGTTGCCCGGATCTCATCGCCTCTATTGCGTAAGAGTTCGGCAGAGCTCCGACTTCGTCGGCGCAAAAAGCAGACGGCAGTTTTCCGTCGAGCGTGCTATTTGAATAATTAAGCGGCGTATATTTATTTTCGAGCGTGTTAAAGAGAATGTAGTCTCTTAATACTTTGAATCTCGTTCGATCTTGGTATTTGTAGACAAGTGGCGAGCTCTTGAGAATAGCCGCGATCGCCTCGCGGATCTCACGAGAAAGAGCGCCGTCGGGAGCGACTGAGTAGAATTGAGAAAACCTCGGCTCGGTTATCATCAATATGATAAATATAGTAGCAGTCGTGAAAGTCTTAAAGTTCTTTCTGCAAATCTCGAGGATAATCGTCTCATAACGTCGCTTGTCGGGATTATCTCGGTAGACAACGGCGAGGCTTGCCGTGTAAACAAGCCATTGATAACCCTCCGAGCATTTATAAAGACTTTGTCCTGCCTTTAAGCCTTTCGGCATAATAAGCAGTTTAAGCAAGCCCTCGATTTGCGCGATCTTAGAAGTAGAGACTTTATACTTTTTATCTTTGCCCTCGCAAATTCGCATAAAATCTCGCATTTGCAGTTTAACATATCGAGGAGTTGTCTTTTTTCTATAATGCTCTTTGCAATAAAGATAAGCTTTACTCGTCGTCGCCGTCATAGTTGCCGCCGTTAATGATATCTAATAAGGGATCTTTCGAGCCGCCCTCCGACTCGTCCTTAAAGCCCTTGATTATCTTTATCAAGCAAGCAACGGTTTTATTAGCCGAGTCCGTCGTCCGATTGTACTCTGTTATAGCGGGATTAGTATAAACATTCTCTCGCCCCTTGACATACTCTTTCGTTACGAGAGTCTCGCTCTCCTCGATCCTCTTTTTCAAGTCGGCAAGAATAGCTATTTGTGTTTGATATCGCTCAAACGTCGTAACAAAGAAGTAGTTTGTCTTGACGCCTGCCTCCTCAGCAAGCCGCATAATCTCTTTAGCTTGTTTATCAAGAGACATTTTTCTTTTAGTCGCCATTTTTAAGCCCCTCTCGATTTTTATTTCGGTTTTAACTCGTTTTAACTCGTTTTTAACTCGATAATCGGGCTTTTAAGCCCTTTTTCCAAAAAAACATCGAGTTTATTGTCGACTCGTCCGAGTG